AAGCCCCCGCCAGATCCTTATGCCGATGTGACGCCCATCACGCCCATCCCGAAGGGAACGCGCCGCATCAAACCCGGCACCCGCATTCGGGTGTGGAACCCAAAGCGGGAGCGCTACACCAACTACACGCCGACGCTGGCGCACCTCTACAAGTCGGCCGATGGCGGCGCCTACGGTTATGTCCTACGGATGGACATGAATGACGGGCGGAAAATCACGCCCAAAATCATGTGGTGCGAGCGCCCCGGCGTCGATCCTGGGTGGAGCCATTATGAGTTTCCCGAGCCGCGCCCGCTGTACGGCGTCGAGCGGATCACCACACGGGGCCAGATACTGGTGGTCGAGGGCGAGAAGACAGCCGACGCCGCCCAGGCATTGCTGAAAATGCACACCGTCACCTGGGGCGGAACGAGCGTAGTCGATAAGACCGACTGGAGCCCCCTTGCCGGCCGAGACATCATCCTATGGCCCGATGCAGATGGGCCCGGCCGCGCCGCCACAAGCAAGATTGCGCTGATACTGCACCGGCAGGGCGCGAAGCGGATCAGGATCATCGACACCACGGGCCAACCCGACGGGTGGGACGCGGCCGACGCCGCCGAGGAAGGCTGGGACCGCGAGCAAACTCTGGAGTGGCTGAGAGAACAAGCCACCGCCTGGAACCCGCCGCCTGAGCCCGAGCCCGAGACAACGCCGGCAACCCAACAGGCGGCTCTCCCGCCGGGGGATGGGGAAGACTGGCGCGAGAACGTAATCTACAACGCCGAGGGAGGCCCCAAAGCCAAATCAGTTCACAACTACATAACATTCCTTTCCGATCACCCCGATCTGGCCGAGACATTTTACTTTGATGAATTCGCGCTGGAAATACTAGTCAAACGTTGCCCGCCCTGGGATGATCCCGAGACATACAAGCCGCACACCCTCACCGACAAAGACGTTATATTCTGCCAAGCCCAGTTAGAACACTACGGGCTGTCCCCCACCAAAGACGCCGCCCGGTCGGCAATAATTGCCGCCGCATCGAAGCGGGCTTTCCACCCGGCTCGCGAATTCTTGACGGAATTAGAGGGCAAGTGGGACGGCAAAAAGAGGCTGGATGGCTGGCTGACTTATTACATGGGCGTCGAGCCCACCGAGTTCTCGGCCCTGGTGGGGCGCAAGTGGTTGGTCGCGGCCGTCCGCCGGGTATTCGAGCCCGGCTGCAAATTCGACACCATGCTAATCCTTGAGGGCCCGCAGAACATCGGCAAAAGTCTCGCGCTCCAGAAGCTGGCGACATTCGGCGGTGTGGCTTATTTCACCGACGCGATACAGGATATCCACAGCAAAGAAGCGTCCATGATGATGCAGGGGGTTTTCATCGTGGAGATGGCCGAGTTAAACACCCTCCGCGTCCATGAGATCAACGACATTAAGGCGTGGATCACCCGCCAGATAGATCAATATCGGCCACCCTTTGGCACGTCGATACTCAAGGCGCCCCGTCAGTGCGTCTTAGCGGGCACCGTCAACCCGACGGGCGGCTACCTCAAGGACAGCACCGGCAACCGGCGGTTCTGGCCGGTCTGGAGCGCAAGCGTTGACTTCGAGGCCATCGAAAACGACCGCGAGCAGATATGGGCCGAGGCCGTCGCCGTGCATCTCACTGGCGAGCCGCTGTATTTGGTGGGCGATGAAATCCGCATCGCCAACGAGCAGCAGAAAGAACGGTTTGAGGATGATATCTGGGCCGACGATATTGACCAGTATGTCGCGACAATGGACGAGGTGACGGTGCGTGAAATACTCCACGCCGTCCTAGAGATACCGAAAGAACGGCGCAGTAAATTACAAGAGGCCCGCGTTGCCCGGCATCTTGGGCACCGGGGATGGACGAGGAAGAAGCGGCCGGTCGGGCATGACTCGAACCGGCTTGTGTGGAAGTACGTCAGACCAGAAGAGGAGATCAGAGATGCTCAATGAAGCCAATATCATAGGCAACCTTGGCCGAGACCCCGAGACGCGGAGTTTCGATAACGGCGATACGGTCACCAATCTATCCGTCGCCACCAACGAAAAATGGACGGACAAAAACAGCGGCGAGAAAAAAGAGAAGACCGAGTGGCACCGCGTGACGCTCTGGGGCCCGCTCTCGGATATCGCCAGCAGATACCTCACCAAAGGCAGCAAGGTTTTCATCCGGGGCAAGATCGAAACCCGGAAATGGACCGACAATGCCGGCGTCGAGAAATACACGACTGAGATTGTCTGCCGGGGCTACGGGGGCGTCCTCAAGATGCTCGACGGGCGCCGGGACAATAGCGGCGGTGGTGGCAATCAGAACCAGGGTGGCGGCGGGGCGGACGACCTGGGTGATGAAATCCCTTTTAACTGACCCATCTTTCCCTTAGAAGGGGGCTCTCAGGGGCCCTGGAGGGATGGGACGATGAACACAAAGGAATGTTTCAAGTGCGGCGAGGTCAAACTCCTCACGGAATTTTATAAACACAAGGGGATGTCGGATGGACGCCTCAACAAGTGCAAGGAATGTGCTAAGGCCGATGTCCGCCGCCACCGCAGAGAGAATGATAGCGTTCGCGAGTATGACCGCCTTAGAAGCAAACGCCCCGAGCGGAAGTCTGCGGCGCGGATTGTCAGTGACAGGTGGCGCAAAGAAAACCCAGCCGCCTACCGCGCGCAGACGGCAGTCAACAATGCGGTTCGTGATGGGCGCCTGAAAAAGGGCCCCTGCGAGATATGTGGTGACAGCGAGGTTCATGGGCACCACGCGGATTACTCGCGTCCGCTGGACGTGACATGGCTGTGCCCAAAGCATCACCATCGGCACCATCAGGAGAAGTGATATGTCCGACAGAGACCCCGTTGAAGTGATGGTTATTATCGTCCGCGAGACGCCGAAAGCCTACCTCGTGTGCGAGAGCGAGGAAGTTGACGGCGTGTGGATGCCCAAGTCCCAAATGGGCGAGTTCAACGAGGTGGGCCGCACCGAGTCCGATGCCATCGTGGGGGACAAGAGGCTGAACCGCTCCGGGCCCACTGGCTTCCCCATCGTTGAAATGGAGATCCCCGAGTGGCTGGCCCAGGAGAAGGGGTTGATTTAGTGGCGGCCGGCGAAGACGAAAGGCCAAAGCGCGAAAGGTCGTTCAGCCCAAAGCGACGGTTTTGGGAAATCACGTTTGAAAATAGTATTCTCGACCCTGAGTTCGATGAATATTACCACGACACATGGGGGGCAAGCGCTGGCGGCCAACTTTGTGAAGCGCCGGAGCCAACCTACACCAAAATCCCAGAAATTAATGATTTTGCGGAGCGCGAATTACGCTATTGGGATTGGGACGAGCCGAAGCCGTACAGGGCGCCGCTCAAACATAAGCCACCCATCAAACCAGCCCGGAAGAAGCGAAGATGGCCCGTGCCCAGGCCCAAAGTAAAATTAAAGCCCAGGCCAGCACCCAAACCAGCGCCTAAACTGGAGCCCAAGTCAGAGCCTCGGCGCCGGACCAACTGGGAAACTCAACAGGTTTACGAGGCCGCCAACCGCGAGAGAATTGAAATTTGGAAACTCTATGACCCAAGCAAGTGTAAATTCTCCCTAGAACAATTGGCAGACTACCTAGAAGTCAGCGCGTGGCGCGGAGAATCCGCCGGGTTTACAAACAGCCAGCTTAAAATGATGCTTTTGCTTTAGACGCCGGCCGTCGCCGTCACAATATCCTCGGCCGCCTCTTCCGAATTAGCAACGCCGGCAATCCCGCCGGCCGCCCGCACATTGCCGATGAACCGGCGTTGCTCTTTCGAGACCCTGCCCCCACTCTCCCTCTTGCACTCGACCGCCGTGAAGACGGCGAACGTCAGGCCGACGTGGTTGGGCGTGATCTTCACGGGCGTCCAGCCGATCAGGTCTGATGAGCCCTTGATCAGGCCCATTTGAATGGGCACGGCCTCTGTGATCAGGACCGCGCCGTTTTTCTGGGGGGTCACCTTGCCCCCACCGCCAGGGGCCCAGGCTTGGCCGACGTTTTGGCGGAACATGGTTGAGCCCAACATCGAGAGCTTGAGCAAGACGCGCTTCAGGACTTCAGCTTCAAGCATATCGCTGCATCCTTCCCGACTTGGCCGCCCTTGAGGTCCAGACGTGCCCCGCCCATTTCTCCGGGTGCTTGTACCCACGCTCCCGGCCGAGAGCCACCAGATCATCCAGGGACTGGGCGGCGGATTGTTCCCGCTTCCGCTGAAGCCGCCGCTCGCGCACGTTCACCTCGCCCAGGTCGCCATCGACCTCTTCGACCTCGCGATATTGAATCTCGTAGACGTGGCCACAGTTGGGGCAGACCGGCGCCGGCCGATGCACGAAATAGCACGCCTCACACTGGCGGATGGGCAAGTCCCCGCCGCCCGAGCCCGGCTTCTTCTTCTTGCGCGGCTCCAGGCTCCACTCGAACGGATCGTCGGGGAATCCGTGCCGCATGAGGTTGCCGGCATGGTCGAGGATGATCGCCGGGTGATCCTTGGGGCGCAGGGCCCGGCCGACTTGCTGGAGATAGAGCGAGAGCGACATGGTGGGGCGAAGCAGCGACACGCTTTCGATGGGCACGTCTTTGCCGGCCAAGCTCGACAGGTCGAAGCCTTCCCCGAATAGCTCGACGTTGGTCAGCATGTCGATATGGCCGTCGGCGTAGGCCCGCACGGCACGGCGCCGGTCTTCCTTGGGCGTATTGCCGTCGAGGTGCAGCGCCGAGACGCCAGCCTCGCGGAAACGCTGGGCGACGTGTTCGCTGTGCTTGACCGAGACGCAGAAGGCGAGGCCCTTCTTGCCGCGGGCGTGTTTGAGGTAGTGCTTCACCGCGTCCCCGATCAGGACGGTATCGTCCATGATCTCTTCGACCTCGCCCCGGACGTAATCGCCGGCCCTGGTGTGAACGCCGTCCATCACCGGAATACCGGGAGCGAATGCCTTGTAGTCGGACAGGTATTTGTTTTCTATCAGCCACTCGACGCTGGGCCCGTTGACCATGGTGTCGAAGTGCTTCTTCAGCCCCTCACCCGAGAGCCGCCAGGGCGTGGCCGTGAGCCCGATGACCTTGGCCCCGCCTTCCTTGGCCCAGTTGACCACTTTCTCCCAGCCGGCGGCGGCGCAATGGTGCGCCTCGTCCACCACCAGCAGCTTGGGCACGGGGATTTTGTCGAGCCGGTTCTTGAGGGTGCCTATCGACGCCACCCTGACCCGCGCATGGGGGTTGAATGGCCGCCCGGAGACCACAAAGCCGTGGGGGATGCCTACCTCCGTGAACGACGCGCTGGTCTGGTCAACAAGCTCCTGCCGATGGACGCTGAAAATCAAGTCGTTGCCCTTCGAGGTGGTTGACTTGGCGATGAAGGCGCCCACGACCGTCTTGCCAAACCCCGTCGCCGCCTGGGCCAGAACGGCTTGGTCCGTGCGGAGCGCTTGGCGGATATCCGCGATGAAGTCGTCTTGGTGGGGGCGAAGCTCAATCACCCAGCTTAAACTCCACCGGCTCAACATTATCCCGCAGATAAAGCGGGTGCTTTGGTGAGCCACCATCGTTGAAACCGAGGGCCATCACCGCCCCATGATCGCGCAAGACGCGCCGAACTATCACCGGCCAATCCTTCAAGACCTTCTCACCGTGAGTGCCCCAGCCGCAGATAACAGCGGAACACATTGTGGCGGCAATGTTGATCTCACTCAGGTTTTCCGGCCCGACAGGATCAACGCCAGCCACATAAAGCTCACTTGGGTCCGTCGCGCGAAGGCCATACAAATTGCAGACTTCGATGCCGCCAAATCCCATATTGCGGGCCCGCTTCACACACCGGGCCACGGTGGGATCGTCTTTCCATTCGTCCGCCGTCGATGGATTGAGCAATATAAAAAGCACCGCCTGGATGTTGTCATCCCAGTGCCGCCAGAGACGGTAGCGGTATTTCATATCATCGCTGAACGTCGCGCCGGAACGGAATGTCATTAGAATAAATCCTCCACCTCATTGCCGCCCCTATGCTCAAGGCAATACCACTTACCCAGCAGCGTCCGCACATAGTCCTTCTGCCCCAACTCTAATTTGTCCATTGCGCGGCGGTAATGGACGCCGAAGCCGAACGAGGCGTCCTTGTCGCACCCCTCCGCGTCACAGATATGCAGAAATTTTGTCGCCTTCCCCTCCCCGCCCCGGAGCCGGACGGGCATCAGGCCGGCGTTTTGACGAGGTGAGCGGGCCGGAGCTTCAGCCCCAGACGCTCGACGGCCGCCAGAATGGCCTCTTGGTGCCGATGGGGCACAAGCCCACCACACCCCCGCTTGGCCTTTGAGTAGTTCCAGCGATAGACTTCTTGGTGGGCGATGCCGGTCTCCCGGCTCACGTTCATGCGCCCGTCGAACGCATCATAGACGCGCTCGGCAGGGGTGCGGGTGTCGGGTTTCTTTGCCATGATTCTGCCAATATATCGGAAACCATAAAAAAGCGCCAGCCCTATTGCGCTGGCCAAAGCCTTCCGCTATGGTCGGAAGAAGCGTGGTTGATTGTGACCCTTGCCACTGTCTCAGGGGAGCGGTCGATCACTGGGCTGGCTCATAATTCGCTACGCGAATTCTAAGCTAGCCCAGTTCCCGCGGCCTTCAAAGCCAACTGACCGAGAGACGCTTAGGCGAAGGTCACTGGCTGCGAAGGCCACCGGAGAAACCCATGCCATCATGCCCAAGCTGCGGAAAGCGGAAGCTGCGAAAGCGATACTGCACCCGCTGCGGGCCCTTGGCCAAACCGATAGGACTACAACATGACCGAAGAGACCGAGGCCCCGGAACCGGAGCCCAAGGCGACGGGCATCTACCAGAACCTCCCCGAGGACGAGTACCACGGGGACAGGTTCACTATCAGCAAGTCGGGCCTGTGGAAGCTCCATAGCCAGACGCCGGCCCATTTCAAATACGCCGCGCCTCGCGAGAACGAGCCCGCGCTTGATTTCGGCAAGGCCACCCACTTGATGATCCTTGAGCCCGACTTGGCCGAGAAGGGCGTGACCAGAGGGCCCGTGGATCGCCGCGGCAGCAAGTGGAAAGACGCCCGCGCCGAGGCCCAGGCCGCCAACAACATTCTCTTGACCGAGGGCGACTACGACGGCGCACTCATCATCCGCGACGCCGCCGCCAAGCATCCCGTCATCAAAAAGCTGCGCGACGCCGAGACCATGTACGAGGCGTCCGGCTTCTGGACCGACAAGCGCACTGGGCTCGGGCTCCGCTGTCGGCCAGATATCTACGCGCCCGGCATCACCCTCATGGCGGACCTCAAGACCACCGCCGACGCTGCGCCGTGGGGCTGGGCCCGCACCGCCGGCACTCTCGGCTATCATATGCAGGAAGCCATGTATACCGAGGGCTGGCAGGAAGCCGGCGGCGGCGACGTGTCGGGCTTCATCTTCATCTGTATCGAGAAGAAGCAGCCCTACTGCACCATCATCTACGAGCTTGAACCGTCGGCATCGGCCGAGGGCCACGCCGTCATGCAAAAGGCCCTGGACAAGTACAAGGTCTGCCTGGACGCCGACGAGTGGCCCGGCTACCCCACCCAGGTCCAGCCGCTCGACATTCCGGTCTTCAGCTACCGTGAGACGGACGCGCCAAACCGAGGAGCTAACTAACCATGGCAACGAAAGAACAAGCGCTTGCGATCCGCACGGGGATTGGCGAGCTTGACCTTGAAGCAATTCTCGGCGGCGCCGAGGCGAGCAACAGGTTCAAGAAGATCGTCCTGACCACCCTCTCTCTCAACACCAACCTCTACAACTGCGACAGGCGGTCCCTCATGTCTTCCTGCATGAAGGCCGCTGCCGACGGTCTGGTTCTCGACGGCCGCGAGGCGGCCATTATTACCTTCCGCGCCAAGAACGGCCCCAACAAAGCCCAGTACATCCCCATGGTGGCCGGCGTTATAAAAAAGGTGCGCCAGTCCGGCGAGGTGTCGGTCTTCAACGCGCAGCTTGTCTACGAGAACGACAAGTTCAAAGCGGTCTATGGCCTCAACCCCACCCTGGAGCATGAGCCGCTTTTAGATGGCGAGCGCGGCGCGGTGCGCGGGTGCTATGCCGTCTGCCGGTTCAAGGATGGCAACTCCGACTACGAGTACATGACCAAGGCCGACATTGAAGCCATCCGCAACCGCGGCAAGGCCCGCAACTCTGGTCCTTGGGCAACGGACTGGGGTGAAATGGCGCGTAAGACGCTCCTACACCGGCTCGCCAAGCGGCTCCCCATGGCCACCGATGCCCAGAACACCATGTCGCGCATCGAAGACCTCTACGACCTCGACAGCCCGGACCCCAACTATGTCGAGCCCACCACCAAGAAGCGTGGCGCGGGTGCCGCTGCCCTGAACGATGCCGATGGCGATGCCGACGATGGCATCATCGACATTGATGAAGACGGCAACATCGTGGGCGCCGAGGCCGAGGGTGCCGCCGAGGAAGAGCCTGAGCCCGCCAAGGAAGAGCCCAAGCCCAGGGCCAAAGCCAAGCCGGTCGAGCGACCGGCTGACACTCCCGCCCAGAAAAAGGCCCGCGCGGCCAACAAGCGGGCGGCCGAAGCCAAGGCCGCGGCCGAGGCCGCCGAGAAGGAAGCGGCCGAGGCCGAGGAAGAGGCTAACGGCAACGCCGAGCCGCCCGACGAGAGCGGCGACGAGGACTTGCTTTGACCGCCCCGAAAACAAGCGGGCGGCGGAAGCGGGCCTTCACGGATGAAGAGCATGATTTCGTGAAGGCTTGCGCCAAGGCCGAGATACCGTTCGACTGGATCGACCGGGCTCTCGGCCGCAAGCCCCGTGTATCGGCCAGCCATGCCAAATCCACCGGCATCAAGCCGTCCGTCTGGAAGGGGCGTATCTCCTACCACCAGCACCGCCGCCTCAAGGCCAAATTCGCCATGATCTGTGGCGAGTTCACGGTGGAGCGAGGCATGAAGCTCAAGAGGGCGTGATGGCATCCTTCAAAGGGGGAGCCATCACCCTCACATGGCCAGAGGTGTTTCACGCCGCCATGGTTGGCGTCGCCCGCCGGGTGACTTCGCTGAAGCATGGTCGCCAGCCCTCGAACTATACCCAGCGGTCACAATGGGACATCGATATAGAAGGCGCGATAGCGGAGTCGGCATACGGCAAAATCTCCGGCCAATACTGGTCAGCCAGTGTCGATACATTCAAAACACCCGACGTGGGCAAAACACAAATCAGACAAACCGTCCACAAAAACGGCCATCTAATTGTTAGAAGGCGCGATCCGCACGAAGACTACTTTGTTCTAATGATCGGCGAGATTAAACAGTGGCTGTGCGCTGGCGGTATCAGCGGGCCAAGGGCCCGGATAGATGAATACTACAATTCAGAGCAAGACAACTGGTATGTGCCGCAGGGAGTGCTTGAGTGATGGGCAAATCATCAATCCGCAAGAGCGTCCGCGAGCGCATCAAACGAGAGCGGCGCGACCAGAACACCCGGAACTGGATCACCAATGAGGGGCAACGGCTGGCCTTACGGTGGCCGGGGATACCGGCGCCGAAGTTGCCAGAGCGCGAACTCGTGCCGGGAGGGGTGCCTGATGACGAAACCTGACCCGCTCGACCTAGCGCGCCTGATCAGCAGCGTCCAGACGATAGAAGTTGCCGTCGCCAGTCAATTCCATATTGCTGTCGGGGATATCCGCTCCGAGTGCCGCCGACAGGAGTTTGCCGTCCCCCGCCATGTTGTTATGTGGCTCGCTCGCGACCTAACACAACTGACCCTGCCCCAAATAGGCAGGGCCATGAATCGGGACCACGCATCAGTGTTGCACGGCGTCAGACGGGTGGAGAGAGAGATAAACGATAGCGTCGGGTTCAGGGCGGTCGTGACCGGGCTGCAACAACTATTGCTCCCCCTGGTCGGGCCATCGCCCACTATGATCGACGCAATTATAGAAGAGGTTGTGCGTCTCTATCAACCCATGATCACCGCGGCCATTCGCAGAGAATTAGAAACTGTGGTTGGCACTGATCAGATATCGCCGTTGATGTCGCCATCACGATAGCGCCGCAAGTCAAGTTGCGGCCCTTCAGGGGTGTTCTCCTTCGCCCCCTCCTTCGCGCAATCCGCCTCGAATGTCAGGGCGTTTTTCATCACGGCGTCTCTATACATGGCTTGCACAACAGCCCTGCAATTGGCCTCGGGCATCGGCGGCATAAACATCGTGGTCGCGCACAGGCCCGTCCAGCAGATCTTTACAACGGCTGTGAAGAGGTCCACGGCTACACCTTCAAAAAGAGACACCTCTCTATCTCCCGGCGCCTCACCAGTCCGGCCAGTATCCGGCCGCCGGCCTTGCGCCACTTGGGGAATTCGTCGGCCGCGCCGGCATAATTGCTCCGGTTGAGCTTACGGCGCAAGGTGCTTGCCTGGAGGTTACCACTTCCAACATTGTAGGCCCATGAGACCAGAGCCCCGTGTTGGTTCTCGGTCAAGGGGACGCGCACCAGCCGACGAACAGACGCCGCCGCCCGGTTGACCAGCCGGGCCAGCAATATCTCGCCATCGACCACGCTCAAGGGCGGGTGATCCATCGGCACCCTGGCCCCACTCAGTAGGCGTGTGCTGCCCCAGCCGATGGTGGGCACACCGGCCGGGCAGCGGTAGGGCAGAGGGCGCCACCCCTCAAACTCCTTGATGATGCCGATGCCGGCAGCGTTGATGATCACCGGTCCATCATCTTCTTGGTGGTCCGGTAGCCAAATAAATAGCCAAGGACGGCCTGGATGGCCTCACCAACGAGCGAGCCCCAGATGAGCGTGACCTTGACCGTCATGACCACGTCCGGGTCCATCAACACGCCCCAGACGTAGGCCGCGGCGCTGACAATGAACAGGATGATGACCAGCGCGGCGGTCGCCGGCCGGATGAGCGCATTGAAGTCGCGCAGCCAGCCCGAGGTGCCTTCGAGCGCCTTGCCCTGGCTGTCATAGATGCCCTTGATCTGGTCACGCCAAGCCCGAAGCTCTTCGATTACCGCGCCCTCGCGTATCTCTTCGAGCTTCTGGTCGTGGCCGGCAGACTGCATGGCGAGTTGTTTGTCCATGATAGCAAGCTCGTGGGTGCGGTCTTTACTCTCTTGCACCATCTCGAAAATCTTCGGGACCGCGCCGCCGGCAATGCCGAGGACGGTGCTTATAAGCGCTGTGATCATGGGTTGCTCCTGGGATAGAATACGTCGCGATAGAATTGTTTCGCCTTTTCGAGCTTGCGAAGCTCGCCGGCATCCAGGGTGGCCCGGAAGCGACGGCGCTCGACCTTTGACAGGTTGGCCAGCGGGTGGGCCCGCTTGCGAAGCCCTTTGAAGTCTTTAGCCTTCACGCCCATGTCACGGAGCCGTTGCCGGGCGGCCTTGGCCGCTTCCGTGTCGCCCATTTTCAGGGCCGTGCGCCACTGGTACATGGCATCCGACCGAGGCGAGAATGCGCCGCCGAAGGTGCGCCCGCTCACCCGCTCCTGATAGCCGTAGGAGAGGTTGCGAATTTCGTTGTAGGCGTTTTCCTCCGGGTTCCGCGTGGTCAAGACCGCCTCGCGCAAGGACTCCGGGTAGCCTCGCGAGGGCTTGTTGAATAAAGCGTCGTACTCGTGCTCAAGGGTGAATACCTGGGCAAGGTGCCGCCACCTGTCGCGGATTTGCCGGGGTTTGAAAATGTCCGGGTAGAGCCGCTTGCCGGATATCAGTTCGATGGGCAGCTTTACGACCGGCGTCAGGGCGTTGAGTAGCTTGTTCACCGGGGCCTTGAGTATGGCCTTAACCACGTCGTGGTAGCCGGCCCGGCCCTTCTCGACCTCGGTGGCCATGAACACGGCGTCGCCCCAGCCAAACCAGTCCAAGGCATCCCCCACCGCGCCGTTGAAGCGCAGCGTCTGTATTTTCCCGTCCTCCGTCCGGCCCAGGTTGACGTGAAGCCGGCCGCGCGTGATGGGGTCAAGCTCGTCTTCCTCGTCACCGTAGGCGAGGTGGTTATAGAGTGACACCATCCCGTAGAGGATTGCCATGCGGAGGTAGAGCGTGGAAGTTTTGCCAACGCCGAACGCCGCCGTGCGAACACCTATAGATGCCGCAGCATGGGTGGTCGCGCCGATGCCGCTCAGGACGCCCTGGCTAAAGCCATTGCTGCCCAGACGCCAGTAGCGCTTGGTGTTGATCTCCATCCAACTCCAGAAGGGGATGTATTTCCGCCTGATCTCCATGCCGTAGTGCGACACCCGGCCGTAGTCGCCCAACAGATCGCGCGCCAGCAAGGCGCCCCGGTCCTTGAGGTCGGGAACGGCATCGACTATCTTCGGCAATGAGGCGCCGTAGCCGATTGACTCCTGGCTCTCGCCGGCCTCTAGGCGCTCCACATAGTCGAGGTAGGCGGCGTAGCGTAGCCAGTTCTCGCGGAACCACGTCACGCGCTGCATACCCCGCCAAAGCTGCATGATCCGCTTTGTCGAAAGCTCGCCCTTTTGCTCAACAATGTGGTTGAAGCCCTCAAACTCGTTGATCTCGGAAATCTCCTGCACGGTCAAGCCGCTGTCGAACACCCCGCGCCAGACCGCATCTTTGTAGGTCTGCGAAGGCTCTTCGCCCCGGAGCATGACGGCGTAAAGCTCCTTGACCGCCGGGCCCATCTTCAAAAGAGCCTTTGGCTTGCCGGCGATCACGGCGTCCATGTCGCCCGAGAGGTTGTTCAGATTGTAGCGGACAATCCGGCGCGGATTGATCAAGACCCACTTTTTCCACTTCCGCATCGGTGTGGCAAATAGAATGTCGAGCATCCCCACGTCGCGGGTGCTGTGGAGCGAATTCAAGGTCAGCGCTAATTCGGTCGGCAGGACCATCATGTATTTCTCGCCGCCGATGGCCAGCAACTGCTTGGCGTCGCCATGCACCTCATCCCGCAGCGCCTGGGCCACGGCAGGGTCAAGGCCGTCGCCCTGAGATTCCGCCACCACCCGGTCGATGAAGCGGTTCATCGCGTGTTCGGGGATGGTCGAGGCGGTGTAGATGATCATATTGTCGGAATCCGGCTGGAACGCCATCGTGTTCACCGGATCACCAAACCGCTCAATCAGGCTCCTGATATCGCGGGTGTTGGCGTACTCATCGCCCAACATGACTTTTGTCCATGCGCGGCGGTGATTGATGGTGTTGAACACCAGCGCCGCGGAGCCCGAGCCACCCCTGTTGTCGCCAACCCCCGTCTCGACCATCCATGTCAGGAGCGGGAAAATGTTCACGTCCGGGTGTTCGACGCCGGATATGATCGAATCCGCCGCCTCTTGGAACTGCTCAGGCACGGTCATATTTTCAAGGGCGTCGGCCAGCCCCTGGAAGCCGAACGCGAGGCGCTGGCGGAACTGGGTCCACTGTTTTTCGGCGCCCGGATCGTTATCGACCATTTCCTCTATGAGGTTCCGGTTGGATTGACGCGCGGCCGACAACAGTTCCTCTCGGGTGTTGTGTTCGCTGTCCTTGATGAAGGCCAAGGTGTCGGCCACCGTCACATCGACCATGGCCCGCGTCATCCACTCGAACTCGGCCTCAAGCAGGTTCAGGTTGATGGCGCGCTTCGAGCCCATGCGCCGGGCCCACTCGGGCGTCCTGATATCGCCGCCCGTCGCGCCGCCCACCGTCGATTTGGATTTCTTCTGCGACAGGGCGACCTCAGTCCAGGCCCTGGCGTAGTCGAGCACCTGATGCCGGTAGTAGGCCGGGTTGCGGGCTTGCTCGGGGCTCAGGACGCCGGAGCGCACCATTTCCGAGGCCACCCGCTGCACCACGTTGAGACGGGCCCGCACGGCGTCGCGGAGATAGGGGCGAGCGTCAAGCTCGGCCTCGACGCCATCGCGCATCTGGTCTAGCTGTTCGTAGGACAGATTGAACGGGAGGTCGTGTTCTTGCTCTACCTCCCAGGACAGGTCATCAATCAGCACCTTCCACGAAAAAGCCTCCATGTCGGCCTGATCAAAATCCTTGATCATATTCTGAAGGGTGCGGATCACTTGTTGCCGGGCGGCCGTCGGTGCGCTTTCAATCTGCACCAGCTTTTGCTGAACGGCCGCAAACTGGGCACTGTTGGGAAGCTCTTTGTAGTGTCGCGAGATACCGTGCCAGTGATCTTTGATGCTCTGGCCCACGCGCTCCATGATGCCGCGCTGGTCCGCAAGGCCCTTCTTGGCATCGTCAAATTCGGCGTGCTTCTGATCCGACAAGAACGGGAACATCCGGCGGCGAACGGACTTTGCGCTCTCCGGTGCCGGCCGGCCTTCGCGAGCCCGACGGCGTGACAGCCTGGATTGGCGGGCGCCCTCGCGCGCCTCGGCAAATTTTGTGTGGCCTGGGAATCTCTGCCTCGCGGCTCTCAAGGCCGCCTCATGGAACGTCTGATTGGCCGAAAACTCATAGGCCGCGCTGACCTCTCGCGCGCCAACGGTGCCGTTCGAGATATCACGGAGCACCTGGGCGGCGTTCTTGTACCCCTGCCCTCGGAAGGCCGCTCCGATGGCCTTCAGGATGTCCCTAATTTTCTTGTAGATGACGCCAATCGCTGTCGTTGGTGGTGTGCCCTCAAGCTCCCCGAACTGGTCGGCTATGACCTCTTCGAGCAACTCTTCCTCGGTCAGGTTCTGGTCTTTGTAGTCGAGCCTCACGCGCGCCAGCCGCAGCTTGTCCGCCCGCGCGTTCTCTTCGAGAATAAACCATTCGCCCGAGGTGAATACGCCCGCATCCTTCAGGGCGTGTAGCACCTCATGGGACAGGGTACGCATGGCGTCAGGGAAGGTGGTGTCGAGCGCCAGTCTGATCAGCCCCGCGTTGTAGTCACCGCGAATGAACGGATCGCCGCCAAGCTGCCCCACGACCTCGACGGCCACCGTGTTGGTGACGCCGAGCTTTTCGAGCTTGGCGATGATGTCGTCGCGGATGGCGGCGAACTTCTCTTCGAGCGCCTGTGTCTGCCCTGTGGGCGAGCCGCCGACGCTCTGGGCCGACAGGCGCGACTGCCGGCGGGTGGACTGGGGGCCGCCTACGATGTCGCGGGCCTCGTCCTTGTGGGTGTGGGTCTCGAACGCCGTGCCCAGGTTGTCATAGACCTGAATGAACGCTTCAAGGTCGCTCTGCCCCCGGACAATGCCCTTGAAGATGCCGCCACCGCGCCGGCCCTGGCTCTCGAAGTCACCCCCCTGGATATGCTGGCGAGCCAGCCTGTTAAGGTAGTATTGCTGTCCGCCCCGCCTTCTGATGGTGACTTTGAAGCCCTCATCGGTTTGCTGGATGTTCATCACGCCGTCCTGAGTGGCGACAATGCGATGCTGATCGCCGGTCAGGAACTCGTGTATCTGCCGCGTGGTCTCGAACCGAACCGGGCGGCGGGCCAGTTCTTCGTCAAGGTCGAACGCCCGCGGCATCAAGACGCCCTGGTTGGTCGATCCATCGTCGCGCGTAAATACGATGATCTCGCCGCGGCCAAACGTGGAGTAGCCCGACAGGAGGTTGCCGGTGATCACTTGCCGCGTCTCTCGCGTTTCCACAACGCCCGTCTCGAAGTGTTGCGTCAC